ATCACGTCTACTACCTCTTAATTTTGCTGAATCGTCTGTTGAAAAGAAGTCGATGTAACTTCCACTTGTAAAAGTGTATCGCAACAAAGACTTGTTGTTTTGGCTTTCCTTATACCTATTTAAACTCTTGAGTATTTGAATAAAATCTTTGTATGCTCCACGTCTTAATGCAGGAACTGTGCCTGTTACAACAGATATAACCTCATCATTATTTTTGATTGCGTAGTCTATTAAGATAAGCAAGATACAAATAGTCTTTCCTGCTGATGTACCTCCACGTACAATCTTGACCCTGCTGTTGAGGTTTCTTAGTTTATTAAGCGCTTCTGTTTTCTTTATCTGCATATATTTTACAGATAGGGTTTAGGTTATCCCTAATCTATAAACAAAGGTACATCTTCATTGATAGAGATGTCCTTAGTTTCTTTTGGTTTCCCAAGATAGTAGTTAAGATAAAGAGTAACCCATTTAATATCTCCAGACTTTACACCTTCTGCTAATGCAGCTAACGCATCATCTTCTAAAGGTGATAAACGTTCTACAAGTTGTATTTCTTCAGCCTTAGGTTTTCTACCTGCACCTGCTCTTGCACCACCGTTAAACTTCCTTTTATCCAATTTGAAAAAGTTTGATTATTCAATATCTATATACTAACAATAAGATTTAGATTGTTTTGTTAATCTCTAAAGTATTCTATAACTGCCATAGCTAACAATCCAAATGCTGTGATTACAAATAGTAGTAGTGAGTATTCCATTATAGTTCTGCGTATTTAGAGTATCTATTTGTCTTGTAATAACCGTTAAGAAAACTTGTTAGTCTATATAGTCTATACTTTGCTTTCTCTGCTAATTCTATTGCATCATCTCTTTCTTGTTCTGCAACTTCCTTATATCTTATTAGCTTCTCTATGTGGGTTTCATTCTTTTTTACCTTAACCTTCTTTAGAACTTTTCCTATGGTTTCGTATGCTGCTAATTCACGTGTATATAGATTAGGTTGTAGTTTAAAGTTGTCAAACATTCTAAAACCGTATAGTGCTGTAGCGTGGTCTTTATTAAATAGGTCTGCTATTCTTTGTAGTGAGTAAGGTGTGTATTCTCTTGCTAATCTGTAATAGACTGCTCTTGCTAATACGTTTCTTTGTTTTCTATTGTTTTGGTGCAGGTTTGTTTTTAACTCTGCTGCTACCATTTCTGCTATATTATCTAATATCATTCTTTTTCTCTTTAATGTTGTTTATTGTATCGTATCTTGTTTCTTTGATTGCTTTAAGGATTCCTGCACAGGCTTCGTAGTCCTCTACATCTTCATAGAGTTGTATTATATCTTCTAGTTCCTGTATACTTACTCCTTCTCTTATGTCTAGTAAGGTGAGTAAGTAAAATTCTTCTATTATGTCTTTATTCAAAGTGTGTGCAGATATATTTTAACTGTACTTCTGATAATTTAAACCACTCACCTCGAACTCTGTAATTAGAGTAATTATCGTGTAATTCTTTTTCGTGATTTTCTTTAAATACCTTGATTAGTTTTATGGTTGGCTTTTCTGCTTGTAAAGTTCTTTCTCTTTTTTTAGGATTTATTGAATTTCCAATTTTATAATATCCTGTATTTTCATCTTTCATTATGTAACATTGCTTTTCTTTAACTTCTTTTTTTGGCGTTGTTTTTTCTTCATAATATATCCTATGACTTCTTAGATTATCTAATCGTTCAACACAATGCAAAATATCTAATATTCTTTTTTTCTCTTTCTTCTTTAACTTTTTAAGTTTTTTTTTATATAACAAATTTTCTTGAATATAATCATCATAAGCACATATTACCTTGTATATCTTATCATCATCAATTACATCACAATATATGTTTTCTTCGTATTCAACTGTAACTATATCATATATGTAGCCATCTTTATCCCAATCTTTGCATATCCCATCATAAATATCAAGTCTGTCTTTTTTATATTTTAGAGCATCTATTAACATCCTGTAATAATTGTGCAACTCATTAGATTCTATATGTTCTTCACTATCATAATAAATATCAGAAACGCACTCGTGAACCCATTCATAAAAAGAATCTGTGATATGGTCATAATCTGCCCACCAAAACACATTCGATTTAAAAAGATAATTCTCTAAATAAAAAAGGTCGCTTGTATATAGTGTTGCTTTATCAATAACATCAATTTCAAATTCATTTAGGTTTAATCCACCTGTAAATTTATTTCTTTCTTCTCTTGGCATACTGTCAAAGGGTATCATTAAAAACCATTCTGCTTTAATATGTCTTTGTAACAAAGGTTCAGTATATTGAAATTTACTCCCTAATATTTCTATGTAATCTTTTCTAAAATAAAATTCAGCACTATCATACATCATAATATTCCTCTCATTACATATTGGTCTATATCGTTTTCTTCTTGGAAGAAGTACTTATAGTTGCTTACTGCTTGTTTGAATTTGTCCTCACCTCTTGCTATAAATTCTTCTGTTGTTTCAAAGATGCCTATGTCAGTACTTCCCTTATCAACTACTAAAAACTTAAAATCTTTAGCACCAAACATTCTTTTGTATAAGTATGCTTGTAAGTCATATCCATATTTAGAACAAGACCATTGAAATTGAGAAAGGTCAGCAGAAGTCTTTAGGTCAATTATTGTATCACCTTGTAGTATGTCTGCCTTTGCTCTAAATGGTAACCCCTCTATCATTTCTATTGCAGGTACTTCAAACTCTGACTTGTTTAGTAGTTTAAGTGCTGCTTCGTTTCTTAGTACAGCATCTGCAACTCTTTCTGCTTGGCTCTTCTCTTTGTTTAAGAATACCTCACCGTGTGCTGCTTTCGCTTCTTTGTATATCTTGGTGTTCTTGGTTGATGCTTCTACAAAGTGTAACTCATCTACTTTGTGTGGCTCTAATATCATCCAATGTACTAACTTACCCTGTGCTAATGCAGGACTGTCTGAACTAGGGTCGCCATACTTAGTTACGTTTCTGTAAGTCTTGGGTGACTTAAGAATCATCTTTAAACTGCTGCTGCTTAGAGCGTGTTTACCTAAGTGTCCGTAGTAAAAATCATCGTTGTACATCTCTGCAAGGATTTCTTCCTTTTGCCAATGCTCGTTGTTTAGTAGTGTAATCATATTGCTTGTCTTTTTATTTTCTCAAATCTTGCTCGTTTAACGTGTCCATCTAAATAACTATCTGCATTATCTAAGATGTTGTCTAATTGTTCTTCTGTGTAGTTTGAGTACTCGTACTCTACCCACCAACTTTCTTGTTCGTATATCATAATTGTTTGTTTTATTATTATGATGTAAACTTAAATAACGTTTTTGATATACACAAGTTATTCACTATCTTTTTTTTCTACACCTTCTAATTTTTCCAATCTAAGAATGACAGCAACTAATACTTTTTCCATATTAGCTATTCTATTTCTCATCTGTATTAATTCGCTTTCTTTCATTTCTGCTGCTTTAATTTCTCAATGTATAGTGTAGCATCCATCAGTTCCTCTTGTAGGTGGTTTAAGAAGGCATAGAATCCATCTGGGTTGTCTTGTAATGTTGTGTTATACTTTTGTATTCCTAGTTCACTACGTTGTCTGTATTTGCTTATTACATCATCTACTATCTTGTCTGTCTGTCTAAGGTCGACAGGAATAGTGCTGTCTACATTCTCAAAATACTTTGTTACTGTATCACTCATTTTATAAAATTATTCCAAGTCCATACTATAAAAAATTCTATTGTTCTAAACAGAACATATCCTACTAATAGTTTTTGCATCATAATCCTAGTTCTTCTTTCTTCTTATATATTGATAATTGTTTCTCTAGTTCTGCAATTCTTTCATCTGCTTTCCTAGCACGTTCTATTGACCTTGTAGATTGGTTTCTATATTGGTCAATCGCTAAATGGTATGTTCCCCTGTCTAGCTGTAATTTGTTTGTAATGAATGTAACATTTAGAAGTGCTTCTCTTACTTCTTTCAGTTGTTCGTTTTCAGGTCTTGCGTTACACCACTCGATTACATTCTCCTGCATTATCAGAAGTGAATTAGTAAGTTTAAGGTCATCAAGGTTATCAAACTTCTTTTGCATTGTATCTCTCATTAGAAACTACATTTTTTATTATTCCATTTCTTGCCTAAGTTATTGATAAATTCTATAAAATCATAAGGCTCTTTTAAAAAATGCCAACCAACCTTTGGTTCATACCACGCTGTTACCTTACATTGTTCTAAAGGAATATTTTTGGAATCATCATTAAACTGATGTTCTACCTTGATAGCTATTGACTTCTCGCCCCAAGCATCGCAAATGCGTTCTAGTATTAGCTTTTGTCCTGTGGGAATACGGTTGTACTTTCTTTTGACTTCTCCAAGTATCAGTATCTCATTGTCAAACTCTAATACAAAATCAATATCACTTGGGTGTAGTTTTCCATTCTGTACCCCTGTAAAGTCAATCACTTGCTTTACTTGGTTTCTATTTCTTATTAGACTACCCAAGATATTCTTTGTAAACACGTTCTAACTTCTTCCATACCCCATTTAAAAAACAAGTGCTACAACCTGTTAATTCTCTATTGTCTTTAAAAACCCTATTGTATATTACTAACAAACTTTTTTGTTCTTCAGGTGTTACCTTGTTAAGTTTACCTACACGGTCTGACAAATAATTAAATTCATCTTCTGTAAGACAATTTGGCTTTTGATAGGGGAATAAGTAGTTAAGTTTATCTTTGCGTTCATCACATCCACAATCCTCACCTGCTAAGAATTTAACTGCTTTCTCTATTCCTGTTGCTTTTGTAATCTTCTGTACAGTATCTCCTACCCCTGTACTTGCTTGTTCGTGGTTCTTGACCCACTCTTTGTAGGCTTTAGTCCTTTTGTCTTTTGGTGGTAATTCGCTCATACTCTTTGTTTTTAAAATCTAAATATTCTTCTTCTAGTTTATTCCTTAAATCTTCTTTAAGGTGTTTTAAAGTGTGATAAATACTTACCCAACTTATTGATGTTTCTGCTGCAAGTTTACGCATACTCATATCTGTTTGGCTATACAGCTTCCACAGCTTCTTATCATACCAACTCCACCCATCTGCTACCTCATCTACTAATTCACAGATTTTGTGAAACGCTTCATTTTCTTCTATGTTGTCTTGTTGAGGTAGTTGTGTATATACTTCATCGTGGTCTATAAAAACAAACCCAACCTTTTTCTTTTTGTTATAATATTGATAGTACAAACTTCTTAAAGTAAAGAACACATAACCTCTACTTACTTTACCATTCTTTATGACCTTTTCC